TCAAGGTCGAGCGTGTTCTGGCTAACAAGATGATCATTGCGGCGATCGACAATGATCCAATCCTGTGGCCCTACACCAAGGGCCATCCGGTGAGAATTGATTATGATGAAGTAATAGATTGGAGGCCCGCGCAGCCGGGGGAGACGACAGATGGATAAGGGCGAATGGGTTAAGGGCGTGGCACATTGGCGGGAATCCGATCGCGCCTTTATCTCCGTTGCCTTTACGTGGCGGCTCCCAGAGGCGCGCAAGATCGCGGAATACTACCGCACGCTCGGATGCCATGTCGTTGCCGGCGGCCCCGGCGTGTTCACGCGCCGAGACTATCTGGCCGACATTGCGGAAATCCCAATGAAGCGCGTCATCCGTGGCGCCAAGGAGATTGAGATTCCGGGCGACTATCCCGACGCGGTGGCGCGGCACAACCCGATGGCGACCTTCGCAAGCCGTGGCTGCCCGGTCGGATGCTGGTATTGCATCGTGCCGAAGATGGAGGGCAAGGAATTTTCAGAGTTTCCAGACTTTCCGGTGCGGCCGGTCCTCTGCGATAATAACCTGTCACAACTCTCAGCGAAATATCAGCAACACATTGTCGATCGCTACAAGACAACCGGCGTCCCGCTGCTAGATGCAAACTCTGGGTTTGAGCCCGCCTACTTCGATGATGAAGTGTTCCGGCGCTGGAAGCCCGTGCTTAAGGGGCCATGGCGTTTTGGATTCGATGAACAATCCGAAGGCGAGGCGGTAAGGCGCGCATTCAAGGTTCTCGCCGACGTGAACCCACGCAAGAAGCAGGTCTACACGATGATCGGTCATGAGCCGTTCGACGTGTGCATGGATCGCATCAAGAATGTGATCGCCTGGGGCGGCGAGCCATACGCCCAGCCCTTCCTCAAACTCAATGCGCTGGTGAAAGAGCCGCATCCGCGCCACGACTGGACGCCGCAATTGCTCAAGCAGGTAAAGCGGTGGGTCAATTGGCGCGCGTGGAAATCCTGCAAGTTCGAGGACTATGACCCATCGTTTAAGACCAGACACATGAGGATGACAGCATGACCCAATCCCCCGCCACCCCGCGCGCCGGCTATGGCCTCCTGATCTCATTCCCCGATCAGAGCGACAGTTTCGTGCATGGCTGGGAAGCGGGCGTGATCTACCAGCGCATGCAGGTTGAGCTTGGGCCAATCGAGGCAACCATACATACCGCCAACAAAGAGGTCGTCACGCGCTGCTGCGGGTCGCTCGGCTGGCAAGTCGAGTTTACCGAGACCGATTTCTCGGAGTGGACAAATGCCGTCCTGACGCGCGCAGGCAAGCCCAAGTTATCGGTGGTCGGATGAAAAAGCCGCGTTTCACCAAGATCAAGGATGGCGAGTGGTTCCGGCCGAAGATGCGAGGTCATCTGATGAAATGCTGCGATTGTAACTTGGTGCATCGTATGAACTTTCGCATCCAGGAAGGCCGCGTCGAAATCCAAGCATGGAGAAAACAATGACCGACACCCCGCGCGCCGGAGCGGAGCTGCTGGCTTGCCCGTTTTGCGGTGACACACGCCAGATGACATTAACCGGAGGTCCCGGCCGCGGTGTCTATGTCTCATGCATGAACTGCTGGTCCAGCGGGCCTGCGATCGAAGACGGTCAAGAGGCAGAGTATCTATCGCGCGCCGCATGGAACCGCCGCGCCGCCGCCATCCTCGCGCAGACGACGGGGGAGAAGTAGATGCTGAATAAGCCCGAGCCGGGGACCCGCGTCATTCTGAGCGAGCAGGCGCGCCGCGAGACCTTTCCGCAGACGCGCTACAGGGTTGGCACCGTGCTTTCAAGCGGGCCCCGACAGCCTCCTCAATGCGTGGGTGTGAAGTGGGACGGCATGAAGCTGCCAAGGGAAATGATTGCATTCTGTTTTCTTGACTTCGCGCCTGACCCGCCGGCCGCCCCGGCAGAGGCAACCGCGCAGCCGGGGGAGAAGTAGATGCGATACGTAGCAGGATACTGGCTGATTGGTTGTCTGTTCGCTGGCAACGTGATCGGCTTGGCAGGCGAACGATGTGAGGATGTGCGCAAAGCGTCAATGGTCGAAACGTTGGCGTTTGTTGCTATATGGCCTGCGGCCTTGCCGTTGATGTTCTACCACTGGCCGAAGTCCGAATGCCTTGAGGTGCAGCCGGTGGAGAAGTAGATGAGTGACGAGCCGATTCAGCTAACGCCAGGGCCGCCTGTCGGGTCGTTCATCAAAGTCTGCCGGTTAGGTGAATGCTTGTGGCTTAAGGTCAAACAGGTCAGAGCCCGAAAAAAGATCGTGGCCGTGGTCGATAATACACCTGTCATTTGGTCCGAATCGCGCGGAGATGCTGTGACCGTCCGTTACGATGAAGTGATCGACTGGAAGCCCGCGCAGCCGGGGGAGAAGTAGATGACATGCTGGGCGGAAATCTCCAACCCGAGAGAATACAACTCGTGGAAGGAGATGAGGAAGCGGTGCACCAACAAGAACCGCAAGGAGTACCGCGATTACGGTGCCCGCGGCATCAAGGTCTGCGCGCGGTGGAACGACTTCAGGACCTTCCTATCGGATATGGGGCCGCGACCGAAGGGCACGACACTGGATCGCATCAACAACGATGGCGACTACGAGCCGGGTAACTGCCGGTGGGCTACTTACCTTGAGCAGAACAGAAACCGCCGCGCGTCTGCAACGCAGACACATTGCGGGCGTGGTCACGAGTTTAGTCCCTCCAACACATACATAAATACGGCAGGTAAACGCGAGTGTCGCATCTGCCGTCAACAGGCTGTAACCCGCTATCGAATCAAAATGGAGGGGTCGCGTGTCCAATAACCAAACCCCGCGCGCCGGAGCGGATCTGCGTGCTGTTACCGACGCCGACATTGCGGCGTGGACGACCATAGCCGAAATCTGGCGCGACAACCCCAGCGCGATCACACCGTATGCGGCATCAGGCTTTGCCACACGGTTCCTGGAAATTGTCGACACCCTCCTGCGCCGCCTCGACGCTGAGCGGGGTGAATTGAAGCGGATTGCCAAGTATGCCGACATCCCTGTGGTCGCGTCCGAGCCGCTGGAGACGTGTTGCTTCTGCAATCAGCCAATTGAGATTGGCCAAGCATACGACAGGCTGGACGCTGGCCGCTATTGCCACCTTGGCTGCTGGTTTGCTGAGCGCCGGAAGGAATTGGAATCATGACCGAACTTGAGTGTGCGGCACGGATCGCAGCAGCAGTCGCCGCAGAGAATGAGGCGTGCGCGAAGATCGTTGAGGCCGAATGTGCCCGCGTGCTGGCGTGCCAAAGCGGGAATGCCGACGCGACGTCGTTTGATGCAAGTGTTGACTTGAACCTGCGAATGACGACCGTGCTGCTGCCTGAGATCGCAGCCGCCATCCGCGCCCGTCGCGATAGGGCCGCGCAACGTGAGCCATTGGGCGACACGAAACGAGGGACGTGATGCGCGACATATTCGGCAACGAACTGACCGAGGCGGAAGCCTACGCGCTGCTCAAGCGCAAGACGACGGTGCCACGCGGTTGGGCGGCGCCGCCAGGGACCGGGCCGGCCGGCGAGACATGCGGGACTTGCAAACATCGCATCCATGGTCGCAACTCTGAGGGGCGCGGCAGATCGCATCAGAAGTGCGGCAAGAACCCGAACCGTACGCATGGAGCCGCAACGGACATCCGCGCCAAGGATAAGGCATGTCGGTTTTGGGAGGCCAAATGACCAGCTTCACCCCTGAGATGCTTGCCGAGCGATGGCATTGTTCGGCCCGCCACATTCGGCGGCTGATCACGTCCGGGCGCTTGGCACATTTCAAGCTCGGGGGTAAGTTGATCCGAATCAGCGAACAAGTCGTTGAACGGTTTGAGGCGGGGGCATGCGAGACTACCAGCTTGTCTGCTATCGAAGGATTTGGTGCGTCTACTGGCGGGAGAACGGCCGTCCAAGACGCAATTCGCTCCATACAAGAGACGCCGACGAGGCCCAGAGGAAATTCGCCGCGCTCCTAGCCAAAATCAAGGAACCAGCGCGGCCGAAGTTGGTCACGGTCGCCGACTGCCTCGCCGCCTATTACGAGGCCAGGCCCCAGGTCATTCCCCGCCCTGCACTGTCCCGGCACTTCGGCTCCATGTCCCCGGCGGCGATCGACCAGAAAGCCTGCGAGACCTACCCCAAGGCCCGCGGCGCTGCGGTCAAGACCATTCACACCGAGATGGGAATCCTCCGCGCCGCCCTGATCCATTGCGAGCGCATCAACTGGCTGACCAAGGCCCCGTTCATCTGGATGCCGCCCAATGGGGAGCCCCGCGACCGTTGGCTGTCCCATGACGAAGCCGCGCGCCTAGTGGCCGCGTGCGACCAGCCGCACCTCAAACTCTATGTGATGATCGCCCTGCACACCGGAGCCCGGCCGGGGGCAATCCTGGATCTGACATGGGAACAAATCCTGTGGGATCGGGGGCTAATTAATTTCAACCCGCTGGGCCGCGCCAGGACTCACAAGGGCCGCCCTCTGGTCAAGATGACGCCCGAGCTACGATCTGCGCTGGAGGCCGCCCATGAGGCTAAAAACCCGGGTGCGGTCTATGTCGTCAGTTGGGGCCGGCGCAAGGTCAAGACCGTGAAGCGCGCTTTTGCTGCGGCATGCGTCCGCGCCGAGCTCGAGGACGTGACGCCCCACACCCTGCGCCACACCGCCGCCACCTGGATGGCCGAGCGCGGCGTCCCCATGCGGCAGATCAGCTTGCAGCTGGGCCACTCGTCCACCGACGTGACGGAACGGGTCTATGCGAAGCACAGCCCGGAATATCTGCAAGATGCGACGGACGCCCTAGCACAGTTCTCTTTTGTTCAAAGTGAACACGCGACCGTGAACAAGAGTGCAACAGTGACCGGAAACGCCCGTCAAGTGTCCGCAAAAGACCGCAAATAACAGGCACTTCCGCGAAGGTTACGGTGTTCGGGACGCAGGGGCCGGAGGTTCGAATCCTCTCACTCCGACCATTCAAGCCATTGATATCACAAGTGCACGCGGTTTCGGGACACAGTTTCCCTGGTGTTCATATGAACCTCATCGGCCCACAACAAACACCCTCCGCCCCCGCCCCGCAGCCCAGGCGCGCCACCACGGAAGCCTGGCGGGCGTGATGCCGCTGATCGTGAACGCGCCGATCCTAATCGTCACCACACCGCCCACAGGATCAGCGCCAGGATGGGCGCGGCCGGAAACAAGATGCCGAACCACGTGAGCCGCTGCCATAGATCCAGGCTCATTGCCCCTCCATGGCCCGCAGGAGGGCGTCAAAGGCCGTTTGGACGGTCGGGCGGTATTCGCCCCATTCCTGGGCCAGCACGGTTGCCATGGCGGCCCGCAGGCGCTGGGCCTCGATCTGGCCACGACGCTGGCTGATCCCGGTTTCCTCGCCGCCGCGGCCGGGCTTGCTGTGCGGTTTCATCGCCAATGCTCCCATCCGCACCACGCCGCCAGCCCGAGCGCGATCCACGGCAGCACGCGCAGGCAGAACAGCCACCAGAGGCAGAGCAGGTCGGATTTGTTGCGGCCGGTGAGGATCATTCGCGCGCCTTCGCCTCTTCGTTCAACTGATCGATCCGCGACGTATTGGCGTCGATCTTGGCAATCAGGGTGTCGAAGTCGGCGACCGTTAGCTGCTTGCCGGAATCGCCGTCGAACAGGTTCTGGACGGCATCGATCAGACCCGGCAGGCGACCGAGCGCGCCGGACGCAATGTTGGCGATCTTCTCCAGCTTGTCATTGTCGCTGCCGAACAGACCGACCGCCTGAACGAGCAACTGACCGATCATGGGGAGCAATGCTGCGATGGGCATGACTAGGACTCCTTCACGGTGGTATCGAGCGCCTGCAACAGCAACAGCGCCTTGGACAGCAGATCCTCGCAAACCTCTTCCTGGGCAGCGAGGGCAGTATCGGTATCAAGGCCGAGCGCCGCGGCTTCCGGCGACGTTTCGCCGGCCACCAGGCTCTTGGCGCAATTCAGCACCTGCTTGACCATCGGCGCCGCCTTGTCGTTCGCGTTCTTGATCTTGCCCGTAACTTCGGCCGATGGCTGGGCGACCTCCATGTAGCCGATGGCGGCCTGCTGGCTCAACTCGTAGGACTGGCCAACCTTGTATGCCTTCTCAGGAAACGTTGTGCCGCAGGCGGTCAGCAATAGACCGATGGCGGCGATAGCGAGAAACCGCATCATAGTTTCGCCTCCGCGTTGGGGATGAAGTAGCCTGCCGCGCCGAACGCGACGAACAGGACCGCGCCCCAAAACTCGGGGCCGAAGTTCCAGCCATATCGAGTATCGAATGTCAGCAAGATCGTCGTCAGGGCTGGCCCCAACGCCGCAATCGCTGCTTTGTTCCAGGTCATCATGACCTCCTATCTCAGTTCCGCGTATCCGACGCGGCGCGGTTAGTAAGGCTGTCTCCAGACAACCGAGTTATTGAGCAGCCAAACGATGATGCCGGCCAGTGCGGTAAAGAGCGTGCCGATGACGGCAAACGCGATCTTCCACAGGAAGCCGTACAGCTTCTCGAACTTGCTGCTGAGCAATTCGCGCAACACTGTTCGGTCCTGCGCGCTGATGGCTTGGTTGGCGACGATCTGCGCATAGCGTTCGCCGCATAGCTTCTCGTGCACGTCCATCCGCTCCATGGCGGCGTTGGCGATCTCATATGCGGCCTCGCCATGATCGGTCATCCAGCCAACCCGGCCAACCATGCGTCGAGGCGGTCGCGCGACACGTCGAGAAAATCCTCGTAGCAACCGTCAACGAAGCCGACGATGCGCACGAATTTCCAGCTCGGCCTGGTGATCACGACGAAAGCCCGATCGGCCTCATCGACTTTCCCGCCGATCTTCCGCAGCCCGCTCTCGATCGCATCACTATCCGGCCCGGTGTAGATGACGTACACAGCATCCGGCCAGTTCGCCGGAATGCCGGTTTTCGCCTTCGCCAGGTCCGGGCAGCTGTCCCCCCAAGCCGGCGCGCCGAGCCCCAAGCACAGCGCAAGTAAAACGATGGCCCTCGTAAGCATGGTCAGCCCTCCGTAGTTAAACGATGTGCAGCGCCGGCCGCCGCGATCTGGACAATGTTGCCTTGGTCCACTCGGCAAACTCGGTTGCCTCAAATTCAACTGCCCAAGACAGGCTTCCGCAGATGCGCGTGACGATCTCCTTGTTCTCCGTGTGGATCATCGTTTCAATCAGTCCAAGCTCGGCCTGCATCTGGCGATAGAGCGCACCAGCTTCCCACCCATGCACAAACGACTCGCTTTGGTCCGGGAACGAAATCAGCAGTCCGTAGCTCATTTGCGTTTTCTCCTTCGCACTGCTGCCGTGTTGCGCTTCAGCCTGGTCGCGGCCCAAGACAGCTTTGAGCCGCTGACTTTGAACTCCATCAGATGAACTAGCCCGCAATCGCAACACTTGATCAAATGCTTACGCTTTCGGCCCATGTGGACCCATTCGTGGTCATGGCGCTGGATATATCGATCGCCCATCATCGCCTCGGCTTGGACTTGCTCGGATATCGCCTCAGCCCATCCGCCAGCGCCTCCCGCTGGTCCGGGTAGGCCGGGCGCTTCGGCTTTGGCCGGGTGGGTTTGGCTTGCACTCGTTTCGATGGCGGGATAATGAAGCGGGTCATTGACTCACCTGTGGGTTGTGGGATTGAATGCAGGCATGCCGCACAAATCGTTCCCCCCACATCTGAGCCCGACTGACGTTGCAGAGTTCGCGCTTGAGAACGAGCTGACGCTTGAAGATGCCGAAGAAGTGCTTCTCATGCGATTACAGCCACCTTTCTTACGACGCCTGTGGAATCCTTTAACTCGATACATCCAACGATTGCTACGTCGGCATGTGTGGTATATGGGCCAGCCCACACCCGGCCCGAGCCCTTCGGCTGGAGTGCAATATCGACATGCACGTCCGCGCCGGAACCAACGACTCGCACCGGACTTCCGGCATTGGCATTGATGACTTCCAGATAGTTCACCGGCGCGCTCTCCGGCCGCGCCAGAATCACTGGCATGCGATCAACCCCGCTGCGGCCAATCCACGCCAAACCATCCTGCTGAGATGCTGCAGACACCATGCCGGGGTAGGCAATCGGCGTATCGACCCAGCCCTCGATGCGGCAGGATTCATCAACCACCAGCCCGTCAATCAAGCTTGGCGCGTTGATGCCGTGCCTGCCGTCGCCGTCCTGCCCCTTGATCGGGCAGCCGGAGAACTTCACGTTCCTGATGTTGGCGCCACTCAGATAGACGCCATCGCCCGCCCCGCTCAGCTTGTCGGCGGCATCGACGTATGTGCTGTCAAACCGCAGGTCGATAATATGATCCGCGCCTTCGATTCGCACGCTGTAGAATTTGCCTTGCCCGAAGTAGCTGTCGGACACCGACCAGTTTTCCGCCGCCTCGACCCACAGCGGGTAGGCGAACCCGGCAACGCGCGGGCCCGATATCCACGCCTTGCTGAGACTGACCGATGTCACCAGCTCGGCGGTGTCGGGCGTCGTGACCTTGCTGGCCCTGATGCCGAACCGCGCGCCGTGGCTGTAGTCGCCGCTGAGGTTGATCCGGTCCATCCAGATGGAGTTGCCGCCATACAGGTGGATGCCCTCGATCACGTCATAGCCGCGGATGTCGTCCAGGTAGAGCACGTCGCAGGCCGTGGCCTTGATGTGTGCCACGTCGCTGCTGGCGAGCGTCACGGCAGTGCGCAGGAACGTGACACCCATCACGCCGTTGCCGGTATTCCGATAGGCCCCTGGCTTACCAATGCAGACCGTGGGGCCGCTGGCAAAGTCCCGCAGGATCGTCGCCGGGCCGACCAGCCGCACGTTGTCGGTATTCAGCAGCAGCGGCGCGGTCGTGCGGTACTTGCCGGACAGCAGGATGTCGCCCCCACCCACGGCGTCGTTTATCAGCCGCTGCAATATCGCGGTGTCGTCATTCACGCCGTAGCCTGTGGGGGCGGTTACCATTGTCCCTAGCCCTACTGCGGCAACACTTCGGTCACCACGAGCGAACTGATGGCAACGCCGCTAAACCAACGCGCGGTGTTGTCTCCGTTGAGCTTGCCATCGGTCGCCGTCGCCGCTCCGGCGCGGATTTTGTATGTTCTTGCTGACGTGCTGGCCGCCGAAACTTCGAACAAGAAATCTAAATTTTCCATCACAGTTGATGAATTGATGGCTCTGGCGGCAGCCGTCAGCGCATTGGCTGTGCTATCGACAAACAAGGCGGCAGAGATTGTCGCTCCGGTTGCCCCGCAGACATTCAGATGCACTTGAAACCGTAAAATCGAACTTGCGTTGGTTGGCGTGATGGCGACTGACAATATTTCGTCGCCCTCAGTATTCTGCGGAATAGTATCGTCTGCCGGCAGGATCGTCCCGAGTGTCATGTAGGTGGCCTCGGTATCGCTCACGACCTGCGCGACAGTGCCGTGCCCGGCGATATAAACACCCGCCTCGGCGTTCAGGGCGCCGGTACCCTTGAACGCGGCCGGGCTGCCGATGTTTACACCATTCGACGCCTGAAGCGCGGCGACCTGCGCGCCCGCCACCATCGGCAACAATCGCATATTGCCATCTTCGCTGGCATTGGTCGGATCAAGATAGATGAGGTCCAGCGACCCCAGTGTGCGCTTGACGGCGGTACTGCTCCGGCCGCTGAAATTGATCTGCCCTAGTTCGTCGTTCACAGCTGGGCTGGCAGAGTCACGGAAGATATCAATGACAGGGCCATCGGCGGCACCGGCCTCCGTGCTGGTAAGGGTCAGCAGCGTGCCGGCGGCGGCGGAGGTAAGAGTAAGCGGCGCCAGTGGCGCCCCGCTCGCCAGCTGGTAGCCTTCGCTCGCCCAATTCCCGGCACCGAACGAGCGCCATTTGATGACGTCACCCTTCGCGCTCGTAAAGTTCGCGCCGCCGGGGCACTTCAAGGCGGAGCTGTTGGTGTGTGGCGTGGCTGTCTCGTACCAGACGGTGCGACCGAGGCCGGTAACGGCGGTCGCCCAGCCCGTGATGGTAGTCGCGCCTGTCACGGTGTGGACCTGGCCGTCAATGCTGATGTCGGGTGTGGCTGCGGCGGCGACACTGGCGCCAAGGTCGGCGACCTCTAAGCGAACGGCCGCCATGACCGCTCTCATACCATCATTCATGTTGGCGTATGGACAGTTTTCGTTAATTGCAATGCCATCGACCGATGAATTGCTGATCGGCGTGGCTGACCAGCCTTTTATGCCAAGTGCCATTACACACCTATTGCCATTACAGCACCACTAGTGATACTGTGCGTTTTATGAAAGACCTGACCGGGCTGACATTCGAGCGAATCACTGTTACCGCGACTTTTGAGAAGCGCGGCGAGCGGTACTACTGGCTTTGCAAATGCAAATGTGGCACCGAATTTTGGTGTCGGTCGTCGTCCATAACGACCGGCAATGCCAAATCTTGCGGTTGTCGGAAAAGTGAGGCATCCAGAGCAAACGGGAAGGCCACTGCAACCCATGGGTTCTGGAACCATCCCCTCTACAGCGTTTGGTCTGGCATGATTGACCGATGCCACAACCCACAAAACAAGTCGTATGACCGTTACGGCCAGAGGGGAATTTCTGTCTGTGACGAGTGGCGAACGGACTTGGCCCAGTTTGTTCGTGATATGTCGCCGCGGCCAAGCGATAGCCATACTCTTGAGCGCAGAGACAACGATGGCCCATACAGCAAAGAGAACTGCACGTGGGCGACCAAGACAGAGCAAGCCAACAACCGCCGATCCTCGCTCAACGTCGAATTCATGGGGAAAACCGCTACACTTGCCATGTGGGCGCGGCAATATCGCATCCCATACCACACAGCCTATGCGCGCTACGTGACCAACAAATGGCCGATCGAGCGAACGCTTACTGAGCCCGTGGCATTCGGTCCGCGCCCTCATCGCTGCTGATCCTGCGGCATGAACAACGCGCGCATGATCGCCGTCCGGACCTCGGGGCTAATGCCCGTCAAGATCGGCGGCGTTTCCTTGGCTTTCTCGTACAGCGGTGACCGCTTTCGGATCACCTCGTCAATGGCGCGCGCTTGAGATTGCGTCAGCTTGTTCTCGAGCATCTTGAGCCCGAGGCCAGCAGCCGGCGCGGCCACGGCGCCGAGGCCCATGCCAGGGAACCCGCCAAGCGCACCGCCAACCGCACCGCCAACCGCGCCGGCTGTCTGCGCACCAAGGCCGCCGCCTCCGCCTAGGAGATTGCTAGCCCAGCGCGCGAGATTGATGCCGTGCTTACCGGCGACCATCTCGTCAATGAGGGCTAGTTCGTCCTTCGAGAAGCCACGGGACTCTTTGTCTGACTTGAGAAGGGAGTTGAAGACCTGCCGAGTCCGGTTTCCGACGTTAAGGCCGGAGTTGGCGGCGTCTGCATCACGCTTTGCACGCTCTGCTGCGTCTGCAACTTTGTTTGACCGCATGGCTGCGGCGTAGTTGCCTCGTGCCTCACTGAGTAGCGGTCCGGCAGCGGCAGCGGGTCCAGCCACAACACTCGCCGGGTCAGCTGCCACAATAAAGTTGTCCACGGCGTCAATTGCACGTGAGGCGGCATTCTGCTCTGTGGGGTTAAGAACATCGCCAGCAGCTTTTTGAAGCGACTTGCGGAGGGTGATGAGGTTGCTAAGGCTGGCAACGGCTTCGGAGCCGGGCTCGACGGCTGGTCCTTGCTGGATTTTGGATAGTATAGAAAATGTCTTGGGGGCGACTTCTGGGAAGAAGCCATCGGCGTTAAGGGTTTGGACGAGGTCATCCCCCATTGATTTAACAGCGCCGGCCGAATAATCAACCCCCATGTCGCGCGCCGCATTGAGCCCAGCCCCGCCGGCCGCCTTCAATTGCTCGGCAGTCGGAACCGGCGCTTGGCCGACGCGCAGCGATCGTAGCGTCCCCGGAACCGTCGTTTCAGCCGCCTTGACACCCGCACCCATCGGCGATGCCAGCATGGTGAAGTCCATCGACCGCTGGATGGCCTCCGGGCTGTTCGGGTCCAGCTTGCCTGTCGCAACATCGCCTGGCGCCGTCAGGCCGCTAATGATCGACCCCAGCAATCCGGCGTTCTGGTCGAACTGAACTTCGCCAGTACCCTTGACCTTGCTGAACGGGAAAAGCCCGGCAGGCTGTAGCGTCGGGTCAGTGGCGCGCGTCTCGCGATCATCCTCATTCAGCGGCGGGCGAGCGATATTCATCTTCCTGAATGCCGCCGTGGCCGACTGGATATCGGGCGCCTGTATCTCGTAAGTCTTGCCGTCAGGACCCTGGATTTCAAAGTTTGCCATCAGGGCTTGACCCTGATCTTGACGCCATCGATCTCCTGCCAGCCGTCGGCATCTTCTGGCGTGGCGACCGGAGCGCCGGCGCGTTGCTTCATGCGAGAGATTCCGGCCTTGATAACGCTATCCAACTCATCCAGTGCCTTGACGAACTCCCCTTCGCTTTGCGCTGTATCAAGGCGAGCGATAGCTTGCTCAGCCTTCTTGCCTTCAACTTCCGTGATGGCTCCGCCACCCTTCAACTGCGAATAAGCTTGCAGGAATACGGTGCCCTTGAGTTGGTCAAGCTTAACGTTGAAATCCTTGGCGGCGGTTCCAGCAAGTGCCGGGATATATGAACTCGTGCCCGTGGCTTGCAGGCGACCAGGATCAGTCTTCAAGCTGTTGATGAGTGCGGATGCTTCTTCTGCCTTGGCGATGGCATCCGGCAAGCCGGCGGCTACCTTACCTGTCGCAGTCCCGATTTCTTCAGCTGCAGCCTTGCCGGCCACGTCTTTAGGAACGACATTCTGCGCTGCTCCTGTAATCGGCGAAACCATCGCAGTTCCGGTCCCTGTATCAACCGAAATATTCGGTCGCACAGGCGTCACGCCTTCCGGCAGAACTGTCTGGAATGCAGTTCCGCTTGGCGACATCTGGAGAAGGACAGGATTGCCCGCCTTATCAAGGCCCCAAACCGGGGCCGCGACACTAAGGTTTGATCCTTCTGGGCGCTGCGGCGCGAATGCTGCGCCGGCTCCTAGTTTTTCTCGCTCACCAGTAGCCGGATTGATGCGATACGTGACCTCTTGATTGCCTTCGCGGACTGTTTTGATTTCCCAATTGTCCTTGGCTTTCGGCGGAAATATGAACGGCGATGCCGCCTGATACCCCTGCTCCGGCGGCAGATTGCGCAGGAACATCGCCTGCTGCTGTGTCATGCCGGGGATATCGTTCGACGGGTCGGCATCGAACATCGTGCCGATCCAGCCCTGGTAGCCGGACTTCATCGATTCGGCTTCGGCCTGCTTGCGCTTCGCCTCGTCCGTCTCGAATTTGAACCGCTCCGCCTCGCGCTGGTCCTGCGTATCCTGCCGTTTCTCACCGCGCCGCTGGCTGGCCAGCTGGTTGGCGTATTGCAGCCCGCTGGCCGCGCCTTCGCCCCAGTTCTTGCCGCCCAGCAGCCCGATGCCGAGCCCCAGCAGGGTGTCCTTCCACGGATAAGGCGAGCCGGTCGGATCGCCGGTCGGAAGGAAGGAGAACAGCTGACGGCCGGCCATGCTAGGCAAACAGGCTGGCTAATGCCAACCCGCCTCCGAGAGCCTGCTGATACCAGGGTGCGCCCTGTTGACCTGAGCCAATCGTTTGCGACGAGCCGCCGTAGTTCCCGTTAATAAACTTGCTGAAGTCCTGTAGATTGGCGTAGGGCGCCTGTTGCTGGAAGTTGTAGCGAGCCATGTCGGCGTTGATCTGGTTCTGCAGCTCGCCTTGATATTGCTGCCCGGCCTGGTTAACGGCGTTCAGATCCACAAAATCCTGGCCGGCAATCGTCGGCGCCAGCCCGGCAGCATAGTCCTGCGCGCCGCGTTCCCTGGCGTAGTTCTGATATGCCAGGTTGCCCACAGAATCGGCTACAGCCGTGTCGTGCGCCCCGCTGCCATACCGGCCAAGCCCGCTGTAGGTGCTGTCAGCGGCGCTCCTGGCCCGGTTGGCGACGGCCTGGAATCCGGGGGCTTCCTGGCTCAGGTATTTCCCGCCCAGCACGTCCTGCAGATACCCGCTGGATGCCTTGTTGAGGGGAGAGCCTTCCATGCCGCGCTGGGTAATTCCCTGCAGGGCCTTCTGGCTGACCGGGGACATACCCGCATACGTTTCGCCGGGGTAATACTCGATCGGCCCTTGCTGGTACAGGTCCTCGGCCCGGCCGAACAGCTTTTTCAGGTATGGCGCCTGCGCTGCCCATGGGGCGGAACTGGTCGTCTGTTTCTGCGTTTCGCCGCCGCCGCCATCAGGCATCTGTCACTCCGCCGCCTGCTTCACAGGCATCAACAGTTTCTGCGCTACCACGCCGCCGGGCTCGAATCCTGGCAGCACCCGGCCCCATTCCGGGCGTCCAATGATCTCGATACCGACACATCCGCAGCCGATGGCCCAACGCTCCAGCGTCTCAATGCCGTCCTCTAGCCAGGAGGGCATGTCCTCACCGCCGCAGTGAACAATCGTTAACCATTTCGAGCCGGGGTAGACCGTCACCGCGGTCGTGGCCGCCGCCTTGATTTCGACCGGATCGCCGCAGACCCAAAGCTGATAATCGCCCCTGGTCAGCCATTGGAGCACCTCATCGGCAGTCGCGCGCTGGCCGCTATCGATTGCCGGCTGCAGGAGCGTCCGCACGGCGGGCCAGTAGCTGCTGAGGTGACCGGCTGGGATCGGGCGGATCATCGGATAGGCCCGTTGATGAATTGGTAGCCAGGGCGGAACGTCGAGTACCCCTGAAGACCCGAGTTAAGCTGCTGGCCGGGAGCTTGCCCATAAGGGCTGATCCTGCCGAGGCCGCCCATTCCAAGCCCTTGCAAAGCCTGTGGAGTCGGCGGGCGCGGCGCCTGCGTCGGCGGCATGAACAGCTGGCTCTGGGTGGACCCGAATTGATTGCGCGGGTCATAGTCGCCAGGGCCATTGACCTGGCCGCGGTAGCCCTGGAAGTCCGGTCCATAGCCGGCAATCGCCATCCCGGCGCGCGCCGGTAGCCCAACGCCGGGCATCATCTTGCTCAGCTCGAACATGTTGTGGAGCGACATGTCGTAGCTGGGCGTGGGATTGGCTGTCCGGCGGGCATTCAGGCCGCCTTGGCCGCCATATGGTGAATTGGTCGGAGCGTTGCGGGCTTGGGCCGCAGCCTGCGCGGAGGCGGATGGAGCGCCAAATCTGTTGCCGATCACGCTGGCCGAGCGGCTACCGAAGCCCCCGCCAGTGCTGGCGCCGCCGCCCATGGCGTTATCGCGGTTGCGATCGCCGCCGCCGGCATGGGCGCGGCCGTCCGTTACATCCCTGCCGCCGCCGCCACGGCCTGTCTGCGTACCCATCGGGGACCCTTCCAGTCTAGGCGGCTGGTCCCCGCCGGCAACTATTTAACACAAAACCTACGGCAAATGCAAAAAGCCGTTAAGGGCCGATTAGGCCATGCGCAATAAGATCGTCTATGAGCTGCCCGACACGCGCCGCGAGATTTGGCAATGTCACGGTGGTGGTATCAAATGTCGCCTTTGATTTTGTGTTGGTGGCGGCGGCCCAGCCGGTGACGCGGTCGCTCACAACCTGCGTACCGTCTTTGTAAAGGGCATTGTCCAGATTGAGCGTGCCCGCCCCCTTGTCGCCGCCTGCTGGACTGCCTATCGCCAGGCCGGCCCTGACGATAAGAACCGCAACAAGGGCGCCGTTTACGACGGATACGACTCTGAGCGTGCCGTCTTCACTGCCGTTCGTGGCGTCACCAATGATCGAATCGATGAAGTTGTAGGTCTGGACGTTACCGGCATCATCTTTGCCGTTGAAATTGATCTGCCCGATTTCAGTGGATGTGACTCCGGTCGCGGTGTTGCTGATATCGATTACTGGAGCGTTAGCCGTAGCTGATTGAAGCGTTAGAGCCGTCGTTCCGCTCGGTATGGTGATCGTCGGCGCCGCTGTGAATGTGGTCGCGCCGGTAAAGGTATTGCTGCCAGTTAGCGTATTATCGCCGGCCAGCGTGAACATCTGGTCAACCCACGAATTCAGCTTGACCTTGGTCTGGTGCTGCCATGGCTCGTCGAGTTGCAACCTGGTCAGCATCAGTACATGCCCTCGGCACGCCCAACCGGCTGGATGCCCTGGAGATGCGTCCACGTGCCGCCGGCCGCAACCTTGACGCGCCCACGGTGGAATCTGGCGCGGGAACGGAACGGGCAGAACCCGACAGTATTCATGGAAACTTCGCTCGACCAGGAAACAGCGTCGGTCGGCTTGTCGCGGGTGCCCAGATACATCGACAGCGTGCCGCCATCGCAATACGGCCAGACCTCGCGTACGAACGTCTGCCGGCCCGGCGTTATCTGCGCCTCGGTGGTATCGACAAGCGCCTCCAGAGTTGCACCGCTGAATGTCGCAATGATGTGGTTGGGCGTGAACGCCGCCAACGCCGCGCCGCCAAGCCCCAGGAACTGGTTGGTATCAACCAGGAACGACGTGGCGTCGGTGTTGCCGATCACGGCATCGATCGTGTCGGTGTTATAGCCGACGCTCGACAGGAACGGCATCAGGTATTCGAGCGACATTTCGGCGCGCGACCAGCGGCCAAGCGTGAACGAATAGATCAGCAGCTTGTCAATCAGTCCCGTCGATGAGTTGTTGGACGGATAGCCGACGATGTAGCGTTTGTTCAGCGGCTCCACGATGCCCTGCACGCGGAACAGAAACGCCTGGTTCACATCGGCCCAGAAATAGTCGTCTATCTGCTGGTCGCCGATTGGTGAGATCGACCGATCCGGGCCGATCATGTGGAACCCGTCCCATGCCAGGAAGAACACCGATTGCTCGTAGGTCGCGATGGAGTTCTCCGCGCAACAGCCGAGCTGGCTGGATATCTTGTCGAACTGGAAGATCGCCGGCGACCCGATGTAGGTCTGCGAATAGACCGACCCCTCCATGATGACGCGCCCTTGGCCGCTGCCGTCGCCCACCATCCCCATGACCTGGCCGCCCTCGGGGATGTCCTGCAGATCGGACTGATCTGTGCCGACCGTCCAGCCTTCGGAGTTGTTGATCGCCGACCATTGCACGCGGTTCTTGGCGCCCGATATGCGCCCGATCTGCACGAAGTCGCGGATGGTGCAGACGAACCTGCCGACCGGCGGCGAGCCGCCAAGCGCCGCATAGTTCGTCGAGGATGCGATGGTGAATTTCTGCGCCGCGTCGGTGCCGTTGACGGCGATCACGGTGTCGCCGAACTGCGTGAACTGCCACATATCGGACGAGGCCACCGCATACGCGCCGCCGGCCGTGCGCGAGATGTCGTTCCAGCTGTCACCGTCCCAAGTGTAGAGCTTGGTCGCATCGCCTGCGGTGTTGAACACCGTTCCGCCGATGCCGCGGAACGCACCGCCCCCCTGACATCTGGCCGTAAGCGCGGTGCCGACTTCCTCCAGGTCGTTGATACGGCCGTAGCTGTTCTGTGTCAGGGGCACAACGTTGCGAGCTTCTAATGCTCCAGGATTCTCCAGCTCTGGCAAGTCCGGCAACCACGCACCAAACCGAATCAAGATTGCCTCCATGTGGCCGCGCGCTTGATACGAGAGATGGTCGTTTGGTGAACTCCGAAGATTACAGCAATGTCGCGATGCTTACCTGTCGCGCGCCGGATCGCTGCAACTTGGTCATTAGTCAGCTTAGAAAGTCCCTGACGCTCGCCCCAAGCCTGACGCCCCTTGGTCATTTTGTCGACTACGTTGTCAGCTTGAGTTCCAGGCTCTAGATGTGCCGGGTTGCAGCAAAGTGGATTATCACATAAGTGTCTTATTACCTCTCCAGGCTCCAGCGCACGCTTAGTCAGGACATAAGCCAATCGATGACTGCCGATCTTCTTCGTCCGCCCCTTGCGGCTGATGTAGAACTGACCGTATCGACTGCCTATTCCATTCCATGGCCAGCACTCCATTGGTTTCATAATGGAGATTTTTGCCCAGAATCTTTCGATTTCATGCGCTGATAAAAGCCCTGCATAAACAGCGATGCCGTTCCGATCCGTCATCACGGATTGACCCTAATCCGCTGCATCGGCTGGCCGCCACGCCACCGCGTGCGGTTCCCCTCATCGATCACGGCTTTGACGGCATCGGTGTATTTGCCCTGCCAGATCGACACGCGCGGATCATCGCCGATGTAGGGCGCCGTCTGCATCAGGGCGCCCCACAGGTAAACGTCGGGATGATTGTCGAACAGCCAGTTCGTGGTGGTGTTCGTGATCGCGTCGAATCCGACGTAGTAGATGATGTCGGCGGTATACGTGCCATCCGGCGCCGGGAACACGCGGATGTTGGAGCCCGTCACCATGTAGTCCAGCGGCGTGCCGGACGTGGCCGCGTCGAAATAGTCAGTCGCCGCCTGCGGGCTGATCGGCTTCAGCGGGTGGCTGGGCGAGTTGGTGATGAATAGCGAGCGGAACTCCCGGAAGCCGGTTGGGAGCGCCGTATACTCGCTGTTGATAGTGAAAGCCGCGTCCCTGGTTTCCTGCATCGGCAGGCGCATGACGCGATTGACTTCGGCCTCGCACAGAACAATGAAATCGTCGATTTCAGCGTCCGTGAAGTCCCGCTTGGTCCAGGCGTTAACCGATGTCCTGAGCCCCGCCTTGGTTCCGTCGAGTGCCAAGAGCAACCTCCAGCCGATATTTCGGCACTAGGTTGCCGCTATGGTCCCTCGCGGCATGAACCGATTGGCCCATCAAGTCAGGCCAGCTAACCCCAACATAGCACATGTTTTTCCGTTCGTCATGCCATGCTGAGGCATGCTCGCAATCAGCGGTATGCGGCCAAATCGGCGACCCCATGGTGTAGTGCACCAGGTGCAGCCGTTCCAAGGGCTGCCGGCGGGCATAACCGGCGCAATGGTTCCAATTCATGGGCAGATGGCCACCGCAATTCGTCCAGCCCAGCAGGTGCAGATGCTTGTCGGTGGTTCCGATGAACTCAGGCGTCAGCATCTTGTTGTCCGGGTGTCCGCAGTTGAATAACATGACCGCCGTTTGCTCAAACTGAGGGTGAATGTCGCAGACCTGGACAGCGTATTTCGGGTCGAACAGCGCGAACAACTCGGCCACATCGCTACGCACGATCACATCGCTATCGATGAATAGTGCGGGGCCATCGAAGCCTGCCAGCCATGGCGTGAGAAATCGAGCAAACGAAAACTCTGTAAGCCCTCTACGTTTGATCGGCAGTTGACTTAGCACCAGCGGAGTAATGCTGACCGGCGCGGTCGAATGACGGTAGACCGAATTCGCCGCGACATTGGTTTGTATGGGGATGCGCGTATCGTGACCGATCATTACCTTAAGCATACCCCACCTCGATCTCGTCCAGCCCTGGCGCCAGCTCCTTGAACGGTTCCCCGCCATCCAGTGACCGCGCGAACCGGAGCATCCCGTCCCGGTCGCCCCTGAAATGCACGGCTGCCCCGTATGGCGTCACACGATACTCGCCAACCGCCTTGTCGAGCGGGCACCAGATCACATCACCGCCGGTATAAATGACCGGGCGGCTGGCCTGCTTCAGATACTCCATCATGATGACCGTCCTGAAATCGCCCAACGTCTCCGGCGGGCATTCCATGGATGCCGTGAACAGCATGTCGGCGAACGGATGCAGACGCGCGCCATAGTCGGACATCTGCACGATGTTGGCGTTCGGCATCTGCCGGCGAGCGGAGCGCAGCATCTCGGTCGTGGCGGTTTTCCACCAGGGATCATTTAAATCAACCCACAAAAACGCCAAATCGATATCGATATCAGACATACCTACGCTCCGCAGCCGGGATATATTTCTTGTTACGATACCGGCCACACCATTTCCCAGTAATAAATCTATTCGCGTTCTGGCCGTATTCGTAAGTCTGGCGCCCCTTGCGCACCATATCGATCATGTTGTCTTGGTGAGTTCCCAAAAACAAATGATCAGGATTACAGCAGAATCCAATGTCGCACTTATGGCAAACTTCGATACCGTTCGGAATTGGGCCGATCCCCAATTCCCACATCACGCGATGGGCTTTTTTCATCGTAGTCTTGTCCCAAATTTGCCCATATCGACCATCACCGCATCCGGTCCATAACCAACACCCGGAGTTTGGCTCGAAGATAATTTTTTCAAACAATCGATCTCTGAGAGACGCGATTTTTGGCATTATAAAACGCCTTTCAAATTCGGGTTTTTGAGATATTTGCTTTGTTGCGGATACGACTGCGCAGCTCGTGCGCTGCGCTGCGCCACCACCAGCGACCAGGAGTTGTTGGGTGCGCCAAACCTCTCCGCCATCGGCATTTCATAAATCTCGCGCTTGCCGAGCGGCCCGGCGTGAATCTCCGCCTTCAGGATCGTATCGCCGAATGCGCTGTAGAAATCCTTGTAGGCAGTCGGGCTGACGCTCCAAAAACCGTGGTTGGTGGCATTGATCGGATTGATGTGGATGAGATGCCCGCCAACACGGCACAGCCGGCGCATAGTCAGCCAAGCCTGCGCGATATTGAAAACGTGCTCGGTCGTACCAGCGTCCAGCACGACGTCCATCTTCGGCGCATGCCAATCGACATCGTAATTCAGGTCATAAACCAGTTCGCAACCGCGGCTGGCATGAATGTCGATATAGACTGCCTCGATGCCGAACTCGCGGAACACGGCTTCTGTGTCGTAGATCGGGCCGTGGTCCCAATGGTGCCAAGCGGCGACGGCCTGCCAGTCCTTGGCCTCTTTCACGTCGAACGATTGTGTGAGCAAGAGGTCTGGGTATCCGAGCGACAAAAGTCTGCACGGGGCCAGCGATTTCAGGACATCAAATGCAGGTTGTTCGAGGGCCATTAGTCGATGACCTGAAACGTCGGCAACGGCATGACGAACTTCGACCGCAGCCCCGCCTCACGCAGCCGCTTCATGATCACGTCCGCGTAGTGCCATGCGCAGAGGACTACGTAGTCCGGCTGCTCGCGAAACAGCCGCTCCTCGTCAACCACGGGGATATGTTTGCCCGGCAGATACATGCCGAGCTTCAGGCTGTTCGGCAGCTCGGCCAGATAGGGCATTACGTCCGGAGTGACACCGTAATAATTCAGCAGCGTGGACGACCGGCCGGGGCAGGATTTGCCGACGACTGTTGTGGCTCCATTCGAGCGAGCGTTGCGTAGCCAGTGCATGAACATGCTGCGCTGATTGTAGATTCTGGTCCGCCATGAGGCCCATCGAGCGCCTTCAAAAAGGCCCGCATTTGCTTCGTATGTAAGCAGACTAACGACGGCTCCGCTAACTTGGCGCGCTCCCTTGCGAGCCACGTAGGCCCGAACATTTCCTCCGTATCGTTCGGCTCTCTGCACATCAAACACCTCCATCCCGTATTGCTCGAACAGCGCGCACAGCGACCGCAGCGAGTATGTGCGGATATGCTCATGGTAAATCGTGTCGAACTGGTTCTTCTCCAACACGTCCAGCAGGTAGTGCGATTCCGTGATGAACACGCCGTCCGGGGCGAGCAAGGCCTCTATGCCGCGCATCACTTCGCCAAGGTCGGCCATGTGGGCGAAGACGTTGGTGGCGGTAATGACGGCGGCAGGGCCGCAGTCGTTCCGGATTTCTCGCGCGGCTTGCTCGTTGAAGCAACGTTGCCATGTCTCAATACCATCAGCGTTCGCGATGTTTGCGATGCGCGTGGGCTCAACGCCCAACTCATGCATCCCAAGCGCCTTAAAACCGCTTAGCAGCGTGCCATCATTGCTCCCGATGTCCACCACGAACGAATCGCGCGGCGTCCCCAGCTTCGCCACCACATCCGCCGCAAAGGCTCGCTGATAGTCCCGCAGCGGCGCCGAGATGCCGGAGCGGTACGGATAGTCAGGATAATAGACCAGTTTGCCCGACACGATGTAGCTAAGCTGCGCCAGCCCGCACGCGCGGCACATATTCAGCGCCAGCGGATATGTCATCTCGGGCTGCTGTAGCTGCTCCTTGGTCAGCAGCGAATCGCACAGCGGCTGATGGCCGAGGTCGATGATCTCGAACAGGTCTGCGCTGCCGCAGATTTGGCAATGCGTCAGCGGGCCGGGGGCGGCATCGTGGCGAGATGGCAAATACGGGCACGTGCCTTGCTGCATACTGATCATCCGCACTTCTCCAAACACCGCTCCGTCAGCCCCGCCGCCATGAAGGCCAGCCGCGTGTCGAGCCGATGGTCCTTGTGGCCGCCAGCAGCGCCCTCCAGGAACTTCTCGATCAGGCGCGACAGCGGGTTGTGGTCGGTCGGGTTGCTCGTGAAGTCTAGCCGATGCACTGTGCGCCCGCAGGCCACTTCGACGACGCGCTTCCGCTCGTCCGCATCGCGCTCCATATGCACGTCAACGCACAGGTGGCCGACCATGAACCGGAAGTCGCCACCGAAGTTAGACCAGCCCTCCAGTACCGGCGGAGGACCGGGAAACAGCGTGTCGATGATGCTGGCGACGTGAGGCATGATGTCGGTCACGAGCGGCAGCGTCGGATCATAGTGCCCGCCCTCCTTCGGGTCGGTCCAGGTGATGCTGGCGTAGTGCGGCTTATTTGCCGACAGACTTAGATTAGCCGCGAAGTCGTCCAGATGCTCGTTGAACTTCAGCACGTGCGCCGCCGCCAGATAGACTTTGCCGGCGTAGGCCAGCTGATCCAGCCGTTGCACGCCCGCGACCGACAGCGCGAATGGCTTCTCGACCAGCGTCGGGATGCCGGCCTCCAGCATCTTCGCGGCGCTGCTCTCGTGATGCGCGGCGCGGTTCACGACGATCGCAGCCTCCGGGTTGAAGTCCGTCAGCTCGTGCGCGCTCAGCAGGCCGCGATAGACCGAAGCCCAGCGGCCGGCGCCTATGACGCTAACGCGCATTCTGATAGGCCTTCACGCGCTCGAACAGCTGCTTGCGGGGTCCCTTCAGGTGAAGGATCGTTTTCGTGTCCAGCACCGCCGGCTCCATGTCAGCCTCAGTATCCGGCGAGAAGTTATACTGTGCGCAAGGCAGATATCGCACCGATGGTCCCACGATGCTGTCGTGCAGCGCATTCAGCGCCAGTTGCCCTCCGAACCAACGCCAGTCAGCATCACTCAGGAAACCTTGCAGCGCCTCGAATGTCGCCACATAGGCCATGAAGAACGCCTTGGTGGCCTCGGACGGCCGCGCGATGATCACACCTTCATTGACCGGCATCAGGCCGGGCATATCGCGCACGGTCAGCCCGACGTCCTTCACCTTGCCGATCATCTCCGCCAGATCGCAGTTCGGAAACGCGTCAACATCCAGGAACACGGTCGGCACGGTGAACAGCGACGAATGAACGTGCGCGCACATCGACATGGCGCGGTGGAACATATTGCCGTCAGGCTGCCGCGTGACCAGCCAAGCGGCGCTCGGGTTGGTCCGCTTAACCTGATCCTTCCAGTGCGGCAGCATCGCCTCGTAGTCGTTACGGGTGCCCGGCTCGTGCGTGAGGAACGTCCAGCACGCCAGCGTAATGTCGTCCTCAAGGTCGCCGGCATTCTTGGCGCGGATCTGGATGTTGCGCCGGACGCCGTCGCTCGGCGTGGCCTTGACGTATTTGCGGGCCTCGGTGATCAGGGCTTCAGTGTTCATTGCGCGGCCTCTCGTTGCGAATGCATGAGCGCCTGCCTGACTTCCGAGATGACGGAGGTCCAATCGTCTCCGATGCGTCGGTGAAGAGAAAGAACGGCCCATGGAAAATCACCATGACGCGGCCAGTGCCATGTTGGGAATCGTGGGACAAGCACATGTCCGGGAGTCCCAACGGCGGCAGCAAGGAATGCAACCGCCGTCGTAACGGAAACGACCATGTCCAGCTCGCACACGAGAGCTGCCGTGTCTCCGTAGTCCTTGCTTTGCGTGAAGATCGGGAGATGCCTGATCCGCTGGTCCGGGGCTTCATAGTAATCTCCATTGTACTGCAAACTGACAAATGTACAACCGGGAATGCTGAGGATCGGCTCCAGCTGCTCAATCGTCAGGCTCCTGTCGGCCTCGCGGGTATGGCGCTTGCCGCCAGTCCAAGCCAGCCCGATCTTGCGGCCCGGCCACTGGCTCAGCAGCGCACGGGCCATCGCGCGTTTCTCGGGATCTGGCTTTAGATACGGCTGACGCGGGAAACTTCGCTCATCGCGGCGATAGAACCTTGCGAGACTGCCGATGGCGCACTTGGCCTTTGGCCGATGATGCTTTAGCCACGGGCGCTTGACGTTGAAGCGAGTGCCGTAGACCGTGCAACCGAACGACCGGCGGAACAGCGATGCAAGTCGCGGGTCGGCATCCATGATGACCGACACGTCGCGCATGGCATCGGGGATGCAGGATGCGAACAGGAACTCCTCTCCGAGCCCCTGCTCTCCGTAAACGACAACCTCACCGCCAGGTGAGCCATCCCATCGCGGTAAGTCCGGCTCATACTCGACTTCCTTCCTGAGCTTGTCCGGGCGGATTAGGTGCTCATAGGCATCCCAGCCGGTCGCCCATTGCCGCGTTGCCAGCAGCGACAGCGAGACGTTGCCTGTGCAATCGGCCAGATCGTTGTCGTTCTCGGCCAGCCAGTGCGCCATGCGGAACAGCGACTTCGCGCGCTCCGTGTCGCCCAGGTTTTGATGCATCAGGATGAGGTTGTTATAGGGCGCGAAGCGATCGCCGCCCGCTTCCAGCGATCGCACGAAGCAATGCGATGCCTTCCGGTACCGCTGCATGCCATGCATCGCGTGGCCCATGTTGTTCCAGGCGTTCGCATTCGACGGCTCAAGCTGCGCGATCCTCTCATAGAAATTATAAGCCAGGCCATGGCGCTGTGATTTCAGGTAAATCTGCCCGACCAAGAACAGCGTCTCCGGGTCGGTCGGATGATCGTTCAAGCGATCAGACGCGGCCCGCATGGCCTCGTTGAAGTTGCCGGCCTCGTAGAGCGCGAAGATTTCTTGCGGTGTCATCCGGTCAGACGCGCCAGTGCGCCGTGCGCAGCTTGCGCCAGTCGCTGTCGTTCATAATGCGCTTTAGTGTCTTGGAATCGCAGCGGATCAGGTCGATGCCCTTATTGACCATGAACCAATGCAGGACGCTCATCGGGATTTCGGCCACGCGCCGCCAGCTCTTCGTGCTGTCATAGCCGTCGTCATGGTTTGCCATGCGATGGTTCATATCCAGCACAGCATCGGTCTGCTCATGTGAATACGTCGTGTGGATGTGGGTGTCCTTGGTCAGCGGATCGTATTCGTGCCAGAGCGTAAGGCCGGTGATCGGGTCATAGTTTAGGAGACGTCTCATCTGCCTGGTCCTCAGAAAACCGGGCGGAGGTTTTAAGGCCCCCGCCCGCACGGCCTACAGGGCCGGGTTGATGTCGGTGATCTTGAAGTTTGCCTTCTCGTTGCGGGCCTCAAGCGTCCACTCGGTGATCAGCTGCTTCTTGTCGGAATCGCCGGTCTTCGCCAGCTCCTGCGTGGTCATGCCGCGCAGTTCGGCAAGCGCCCAGTACTCCATGTCGAGGCCGAGCAGCGTACGGTCGCGGCTGAAACGGTCAGGCACGATCCTGAACTCGCCGAAGTCGGAGACGTACACCGCAGCCGCCGCCAGGATGGTGGCCTGCTTGACGCCGCTGTTCTCGCGGTACTGCGTGGCGATGCCCGAGAAGCCCGAGAGCTTCTGCTTGGTCGCCGCGCCGACCACGATCATTGTGGGCTGGCCGCCAACCGACCAGCATTCGCGGATCACGACCTTCAACTGCGCTTCGGCAACGGTGCCGGTCACAGTCGAATCGGTCGGCGCCGCCACGGTGCCGGACGAGAATCCGGGCGTGGTCTGCGCCGTGCCGGAGCCGACGCTGGTGCGGTTCGAAGCAATCCAGCTCTCCATCGACGCCGACGAACGAGCGGTGCCGGCGCCGCCGGCCGAACTCGCTTGGTTCTGCGTGACGGCGAACTCGATGTCGCGCTTCAGCTCGCGCCCGCGCTTTGCGATCTGGTACGAGAACTCATCGTCCAGGCCGGCCGTATCGACGGCACGCGAGGTGCCCGACACGACAACGGGTTTCGAGCTGATCTGGCAGTAGTTGTTGAGGCGGGTACGCGGATCGGCGGTGAGGAACGTCGCGTCATCACCTTCGATTCGCCGGTTCGAGGCCGCCGCGGCGAGAACGTCGGTCAGCCATTCGTGGTTGGTGTTCTTCGCCTTGACGCGCGAGATGCGCGACACGACCGGCGTTTCGGTCGGCGAGATGTCGTAGATCACGTCAGACAGGTCCTCTCGGATACCAATCTGCTGGTACGTTTGGGTGGTTGCAGCCGGGACGGCCATAGCCGTGCGCTCCTAGGTTCTGCGGCCCCCGAACAACCGAGATTTGATGACCGCCGCAGCGTCCGTCTCGTTGCCGGTTTTCCGCAAGTTGCTGAGATGCTGCTTCTCACGCGCCTGGGCGTTCAACTGACGGGAAGCCGATGGAGCGCCAGGCCGAAGCACTGGCGGAGGAGGATTGGCCGCCTTCCGGGCCGTATCGCGCTTTGCCACCGCCGCATCCCACTTCCTGGCCTTCTCGGCCATGATGAGCTCGTCGGCGCGGTACTGCGAAATACGTTCCATCGGGATGCCAAGCTTGCCGAGATACCCCGTGACCTGTTTCTCGAACGCCGTGGCGGTCGGTTCGTCGGTCAGGTTCATCATCTCGATCAGCTTCTTGTTCTCCTCGGTCCGAAACTCCTGGAGCTTCGCGCGGGTCTGCTCGCGCTGGGCGTTTCCAAGATAATCGGCCTCTTGCTGGGAAGCCTGGGCGGCCTTCAGCGCGGCGTCGTATTGCAGATACCGGGCTGGATTCTCCGTCGATAGCTTCACAACGTCTTCCGGCGACTTGATGTCGGCGAACGTGGACAGGAACTGCTGCACGGTCTTGTCGGCGTACCGTGCCGCGGCTTGCGCGATCTGCAGCTGCGATTGTTCTAGCGCCTGTGAAGCCGCCGTCACTTTCTCCCGTTCGGCCTTCAGCTCGTTCACCTCGCGCATGATGCCTTGCGTTCGCTTGGCCTCATGCTGCTTGAGGAACTGCTGCTGCTCGGGAGTGAAGGACGACCAAGTAGCCTCGGTCGCTTTACCCCAAGATTCCGGCATTTCGAGTGAGGGCGCCTGGGTGGGCTCCGTCTCGCCGCCGTCGTCAAGATCGATGTCCTCCTCGGAAGGCGCGGCCTCGTCGCCTTCATCGGCGACCGGCGCTGACTCATCCGGTTCGGAAACTGGTTCCGGCCGCTCTACGGACGGCTCTGGATTGCTGGACTGAAAACGGCCGTCCGGCCCCTTGGCCGGGGTCTTCGGGCGCAGCATCTGCGCGATCTTCGCGCCGGCTTGCTCTTCCGTGATGCCCGGCGTATCGGGGCCGATCGGCGGGGAGCCGCTAGGGAGTGGCAGGCTGTCTTGTTCCAGTGGCACGTTGCTTGGTCCTCTCGATTTCAGCAATGGCGGCTGTGCCGTCGCTGATCCACGTTTCCAGCTTGGTCTTCACGGCCCGCAGGCCCTGAAGCTGATGGAAATAACGCTCGCGGTTCGTGATATCGGCCGGGCTGGTCACCGCCCAATTCGCTATCAGAGCCGCATCGAGAGATGCCCACGCCTCGCGGTACACCTCGTCCTTCAAAATCCGTTCCGCCGCCTGCCCGCGCCTGGCCTTTTCCTCGAGGGTCATGACAGCAGCAACATGGTCACGGTTTCGTCCTCATCGACTTCGGCAAGGTAATTCGCCCATGCCCGCGCAATCGCCTCGGAGTTTAACACACGTTGCCTGTTATTTGCTAGGGCCGTGTAGAATCCATCCGGCAACGCTGCCGGCAGGGCCGTTTTAAGGGCCGCCACGGCCTTCTTCCGAGCGCGGGGCTTCGGGCGCGGTTGGGGCTCAGGCGACTCCTGGGCGGCTTCCTGGCGCGCTTGGCGGGCCTGCGCCGCCCTCAGCAGGCGATCGATATATTCCTGGAACTCCGCCTCGGTCCCTGGCTCGTATATCCGGCCGTCATCCAGCAGAATGCGGCGCCTGGGTTTTCGGGCATGACCAGCCTTGCCGCGCCCGTGGCCGTGGCCGGCACCGCCGGTTACAACGGTGAATCCTTCGAGCACCTGCTTGAAGAACTCGTCCTGCGCAGCAGCGAGGTCGGCACTGCCAAGGGCATTGGTGTGATAGGCATCAAACATCTTGCCCGCCGCATTCGCCGCAGTCCAATCGCCGCCGTTCGGCGTCAAATGTGTGCGCAGGACGGGAACACCCTTGGACACCGCTGTTGCAATGGCGGCATCCACGATGCCAGGCAGGTTCGGGAAGGCCGAACTCGCGGGATCGACACAATTGCCGGTGCGGATATAGACATCGCCGACTGCCTTCCAGGCGTCGATCAGCGTGCCCAAGCGCGACTGGTAGGTCGCAGGCGCCAGCCCATCGTTCGCGTCGTTGATGACGATGTTGATCTCGGTGCATGTCGGCACAACGATCGGCGGCCACTTGCGAGGATCGAACAAATTCACGTTCTCGATCCAGTTCGCCACACGCGCGCCGCCCCAGCCCGCATTCAGCAAATGGATGTAATTCTGACCGTTCGTGTAGCCGTAGCCGCCCCAATACCGCACGGCACTGACAATGCTCGACTTGAACTCTATCCAGGTCGCGCCATCACCACATACCAGGACCGTCGAGAGCGGCGATGATCCTACACCGCCGACCGTGCCGCTGGCGCCCGTGCTATCCAACCAGGATACCAAAGCTCCCGATCCGGTCTGCCGGCTGAACAGTCGGAAGCGATTGAACGTGCCCGTCGGCTTCGTCCACCTGGAAGCGCCCGTCGTGGTGGGATGGTTGAACGTGCCGGCGCTGTAGCCGTGCTCCGACAGGACGATGGTGCCGGAATTGAACACGAAAGCCGGGTCATATGCCTCAAATTCCGCGATAACGCTTTTGCCCGCCGTGCTGATTAAGCTCTCGCGATTGATCGTCGCACTCGGCAGGCGGGCGGCGAGCAATGGGCCAAGCTGATACGACGGCGCCTCGGTGCGGAGTGTGCTGTTCTGCGCCGTCGTGCTATCGCCGATGAAATTGATGACGGCATTGCCCGCCAGCAGAGCGGCCTTCGTCGCGCCCATGTTGGCGTTCGTGATCCCGCTGACGCCATTCAACAGCGGCGATGGCGTATCGGCCACTATTTACCCTTTTTCTTCGACCGACGCTGCATGCTGTAGGCGATCGCCACGGCTTGCTTCACGGGCTTGCCCTCCTGACGCAGTCGCGATATATTCTCCGACAGAATGACTTTTGATTTCCCCTTTTTAAGTGGCATAGCAATGTCCTCCAAGATGATGTCGTGCCGTCAATGCGGCATTCACGTTAGTGTCCCAAAATACAGATGGGAATCCTTCAAATACTGCTCTCGGAAATGTGGCTATGCATGGAGAACGGCCAATGAAGGGATTGAACGGATATGCGTCATATGTGGAGCCACATATTTCGTGCCGCCATGGCATGAAAAAATAGCAAAATATTGTTCTACAAAATGTTACCACAAGGCCATGCATCTCAAGGGCAGCGTCACTTGTCGCTGCATTCATTGTGATAAGGAATTTCTGGCCTCGCCGTCTGAGCGACGGAAATACTGCAGTAGAGCTTGTGTTAACAAATCCCATCACGGCATTTGGAAGGCGACTTTTACGACCGTAAGAAAGAAACTGAAAAAACGAGGCGCGCTTTCCGCTTGTGAAAGATGCGGCTATTCGCAACATATCCAAATTCTTGGCGTGCATCACAAAGATCGCGATCGCACAAACAACCGCTTGAGCAATCTCGAAATACTTTGCCCTAATTGCCATTCGACCGAACATATGCAGCATACGCCTCACGGATTTCGCGAATAAATCGGCTTAGCCCGCCTCGTCGCCTTGCTGGTTCCACGTTTCAACGGCATCACATCACCTATTGCATCGGTTGCTGCTTGACTCTCACGCCCTGCGCCCGGCCATCAGGCCCGCGCACGACTTCCTTTTCGGCCGCCATAATCTGGCCGAGCTGATCCATCTTCTGCGAGAGCATCTGGTTTGCCTGCGCCTGGGCCTGCGCGAACTGCATCATCCCTTGCATGATCTGCTCGAACCCCGCCTTCACATCGACGCCGGACTTGCCCAGCGTCTCCTGCTGTGCGGCCTCGCGCTTCATCTGCGCCTCGCCATTCATCCGCTCCTTGCTCATCGCCATCTCGCCCTGCTGCCGCTCGCCGGCCATGCTAACCTCGGCCTGCTGCTTGCCCTTTTGCAACATGACATCGGCAATCGCCTTCTCGCGGTCGAGCTGTATCTGCGCCTGCGTCTTCTGTTGGTTCGACTGGATGTCCGCCTGCGTCTTCGCCTCGATCGCCTGGATCTGCGCGTTGGTTTTCAGCATCTCTGGATCGGGCTTTGGCGGCGGCGGCGGCATCTGCTCGGCGTCCTTCGGGTCGGTCCAGAACTGCTCGGGGTTCTTGAACCCGGCGTTCTCCGTCAGCTTGCTCACGGTCTGGTAGATGTTCGGCAGCGTCACCAGTGGCCCATTCACGCCGCCTTGCATCTGCACCGCCTGCGTCTGGATCGCGAGGATGGTCTGCAAGTGCATAAGCTGCTGGTCCTTGTTGCCAGTGCCCAGGCCGACGTTGATCGTCATGTCGTAGTTGGATTCCCACTGCCTGGGATCGACCGACACCCACTTGTTGCGGATGCGGATCACGCGCGCCTTGTTCTGGTGCTTCGTGACGCAATGGTCGATCAGCATGAACAGCGGCTTCACGAACGTCTCAGCCAGGATACGCGCGATCAGGTCGATGCGCATGTCGGCGCGGGTCGTGATGATCTGGATGCCACCCTTGGTCTTGTTCAGGCTGTCGGCATCGCTGCCCTGGTTGTACCGCGTCACCCCGCTGCGGTCCTCGCGCATGCCGCGCAGGTATTCCAGCATCGGCAACGAGTGCTGCGCCGTGAACGGCACGACGGCCTCGCGCACGTATTCGTTCGGATTGCCGGGCGTCGATACCTTGCCGCCGGGCTGCGGGTTCAAGTAGTCGTCCATATCGACGCCATCGCGCAGGAACGTGCGCGGATTGTTCGTGCGATACAGGTTGTCCAGCGCCTGGCGGAGCAGCGTCGAGTCGATCAGCTGCAGGTCCATCACCTGGTCGGCGAGCGACTGGCCGATCACGCGGTGCGGCACCAGGATCGGAGAGCCGCAAGCATACGGCGGCGGTCCTTCCCATTCCTCATTCAGCAGGATGTTCGCGGTCGAGCCGGCCGTGATGACACGCCGGCGCTCGGCAATCCCATCGCCGTCGTAATCCACCATGATGTAATGGTCGGTAACCATGATCTCGCGCATCACGCCTTCGCGGTCGCTGAAATCGTTCCAGCCCTGGTTCTGCACGTTGCGGCGCGCCACGGCCTCGGAGTTGAAATCCATGTTGGAATCGTCGCCGCCCAACGCCAGCGCCTCGTCCTCCGTGCAAAGCCGTTCGTCGATCAGATCGGACAGCGTCTTGCGCCTGCGATCGGCGCAGTATGGCGACTTGCGGATGTCGCGCGCGCGCTGGGCGATCAGGAATTCCTCCGGCGCGACCGGCTCGATGCATACCTTGCCGCCCTTCTTGCTATACTTCACGTCGTGCACCGTTGCCGGCTGTTGCTGTGCGGGCATCACGCCTGGCATCGTGGGCGGGACCATGCCCGGCTGCTGGGAGGCGTCCGCCATGAGCGGGTTACCAGCGCCTCCGTTCACAGCCCCGCCCGCCTCGTAGGCGCTGGGACCAGCAGCATCCCCCGAGGTTTCGTCAGGTGATCGCTCAGTGTGTGCGATGATTTCAATGTCGGGATCATCCAACAACGCCGCATAGGCGTCGTCTTCCAGGTCGCGCAACGTGCGCGTCTCGTCGCCGGCCGACGGGTCGTAATAGACCTTGCAGACGCCGTTCTTCTGCATCAGCGCGTCCTTGAACGCGGTGTAGAGCAGCAGGAAACCCGGATTATCCTTGCTGAATACGTAGTTCATGTATTCGGTACGCTGCTTGGCGGCCTCTTCGTCCTCCTGGCTTGTCGGATCGAACTCGACGACCTGGTCGGAAGCCGTGAACTTCATCAACAGCGCCGGCATGATCGATTCGACCACGTCCTGCACATCACGCACCACGACACGCGAGTGGCCGTCCTCTTCATTGCCGAAAGGCTCGCCGTAGAAATACTCGAGCGCCTTCTCGCGCTCGTGGCTCAGCTCGGTGGATTGGTAGGAAACCGCCTGCCGCTCTTCCTCGTCCAGGATGGCCGAGAGGTCGGCATCGCGGCGTGCGTCAAGCGTCTGGTTTCGTGCCATCGGCCGCGGCTTCCTTGCGAGGACGGCCGGGGCCTCGTTTCACCGCAGGCATGAAGCCCGGGTCAATCTCTGGCTCTGGCGCCGGTTGTTCGAGTGCTGTCACACGCTCGGCCAACGCCTCGTTAGCCCGTTTCAGTCTCGCGAGTTCTTGCAGAATGGCTTGGGACATCGTTAATTCCCTGTGGTCCTTGTGTTAAATACCATAGAGTGGTGTGGAATGCTAGCGTGCATCACACCACCCATTTCGGCTTGTAGACAGTCTCGGCTTTCTTCTTGGCTGGGGTCAGACCCTGCGCCAGGTATCGGAAGGCATCGGCGCCATGCGACGTCCAATCGTGGAGCGGACGGCTCCGCAACGTCTTCAGTTTGTCATCGAACTCGGCCTTGTATTGCCGCAGCGCCTCAATGCCGCGCGCGCATTTGTCGGCATCGAACCAGCAACGCGGGATGAGCAGCCGAGCGGCGTTAATGCCGTCATCGATCGATTGTGCCGGCACGACCTTGAGCGAATCCAGCTTCATCCCCAGGCTCGCCAGCGTTTCGATCCTGGTCTTGCCGCTTCCCATGTCTTTGGCCTCGGCATCATGCGGCAGGTAATGCATCACATAGGCGTAGGCCTTCTCGCGCAACAACTTGACGTAGTGGTCTAACCCGACGCCAGAGGTTTCGTAGTAGTCGATCAGCCGCACTTCGTTGCCGAGTTGCTGGCAGAACCAGATCGCGGTCGGATCGCCGATGCCCAAATCCCATGCGGTATAGACCTGCAGTTTCGGGTCATACGGCACGCGGCACAGGCGCTTGTCTGTGTCGGCCTGCGCCATGAGTTTTCCATAATACGCGCCTAGGATCGCGGCATCGAAGCTGCACTCGAATTCCTGCGCATACTGGTCATCGGTCATGTCGCCGCGGGCAAGCATCAGCTCCTCGGGGTCAACCAAGCCAGTCTCGCTGGCCTTCAGCATGGCGTGGAACCAGTTCTCCCGCTGCGCCTGCAGCCAGATTTCATAGAAGGCATTCTTGCCCTTGGGTGTGCCGATCCACACCGCCCAGCCCTTCCGATCGGCCAATGCCGGGCGCAGGATTTCAGGCCATACCCTTGGGTCAATGTCCGCCGGCTCGTCGATGATCACGCCATCCAGGTAGAGGCCGCGCATGCGTTCGGCATTCTCGGCACCATAGAGCCGGATGCGCGACCCATTCGGATAATCGATGCGCAACTCCGTGATATTGAACGATGTTCCTGGAATGACTGCGGAATAGCGGCAGAGGTAATCCCAGGCGATGTCCTTGGCCTGGGCGAAGTATGGCGCGATGTAGGCAAATCTGGCATCCGGCTTAGACGACGTGAGAGCAGCGCGGACCAAGTCATTGATGCAGGCCACAGTTTTCCCTGCCCGGCGATGGGCGACGATCACGCCCCAGCGCGTCTGCCGGTCATGGAACGGCATGAACTGCGCGCGCGGCGCATAGGGGATTACGATCTCGACGCTGTTCCCGTCAGCCATCTGATGATCAGTTCGGCCGGGCCAGTGCCATCGGCATCAGTTAAGGCTTGAGCTGGTTTGCCGCAGGCACGGTCCAGAAGCGCCGTAATTGCCGCTACACGGGCTTGTTCGCTTTTGGCCTCCAAGGAGAGCCTCCCCAGCTCAGCGACCGCTGACGGGCAAAATTCCATGGCTAGCGCGCGAACTTCCGCCGTTGCCTTGTTCAGCGTCCCAGCAACGCGCCCTCCGGTCTTTTTGCCCTTAGCCATCGATTAACTCTACTTTAGACATAGGGATTATGGTTATTAACACTCCAGCCATGTAATTTCAACCCACCGTGTAAATCCCTCCCCGCCGGGCTGCGCGAGGGGGTGGTCATGGGGCGCGGCATAGGGGCAGGCCTTGTGAAAAACCGCGACTGTTTCTGGCTGCACCTGCGCCTTTAGCTGCGCCGTTAGGCGGCAGCAAAGGCTGGTGCGCCATTAACGGGTTTTTCCCTAGGGTATTCCAAAGGAGCAAACGCGCCATTGCGCCATTAGCTTGCGCCATTGAACGCCAAAGATTGCACTTATGGACGGGCTGATTTCTGGACATAGAGACCAATCCTTTCCTTCCTCTCGTTTTCGGACCAGTAAGGGCGCTCTTTGAGGATTGGCGGGTCGCAGGCGAGCCACCCATTGACGATCTGCCGAGCCTCTTTGTCGGACATCTGCTGGCCGTGATCGCGCATAACACCTTGGACGGCCTTATAAGCCGCTCGGCCGCCGGCATTCGGCGCGGCTGAGTATCGCTCCGGTCCCTTGGGGGCCATGATCCCGGCCTCGATCAGATCCAGTGCCAAATTGGCGATGCCCTTGCTGAACGCGCCGGCCTTGACCGGGGGGACCCAAGGCAATGGCACTTGGACGCTATCGCCGAATGGATACTCGGCGGTCCGGTTGTCTAGGCCCACACTGGTAAGCTCAAGCCACTTTGCCTGGGTCGATTTGACCGAGTAGTTCATCTTGAGGTCATCGATGCGAACTAGGCGCTTGGCGTCTTCCTCCGGGATATCAAGCGCCTCTCTGTCGGCGTCGGAGGGTGGCGACAGCCCAATGGCAACGCGAGCGTGGTTGATCAGTGCACCGGCGCCACGGATACCGTCAGGGTCTCCGGCCTGCGCTCCCTTGCGGGTGTGGTGGATAAGGAGGACGGCGCAATCGCACGTCGCCCCGAGCGCGCTGAAATAGCTGATCACCCGCGCCATGGCGTTGTTGTCGTTCTCAGGGGCGCTGTGAGCCAGGGCGAGCGGATCGGCTGCAAGTATGTCGGCGCCGATCGTCAGCAAAAGGGCGCTCAGCTTTGCCATGTCAGGGCCGATCGCTACATTGCCGTCGCTGGTCATGCTGGCGGCGCTAAACCCATAGGTGCGCCCGTCCAGGTAATAGACTCGGCCCTCAAAGTCCTTTGGCTCTATCCCGTGCTGCATCATCGCGGCCTTGAACCGCCGATGCATTTCCTCACACGATTCCTCAAGACCCAGGAACGCGACAGTCAGTTCACGTAGCGGTTTGATGCCCAGCAAATCGCGCCCGGTGGCGCACGATAGGATGGCACTAGTAACCAGCGCGGTCTTGCCGGTGCCGCCAGGCGCCGCGATAAGCGTCACAGCGCCGCGCATGAGCCAGTAGCCGAACAGCCAAGGGCGAGGCCTGATACTATCCGGTATAGTTAATGGATAAAGCGGGATTTCGGCCGGCGGCGCCTGCTCGGACTGAGCGGCCGGCTTGGGCAGCGGTTCCCGCCGCAAATGAGGCTCACGCTCAGGCATCTCGCGCGGATGCTGGATGCCAAATTTGAAGCCGCTCTCTATGGTCGCCGCTATTTCTGGCTCAGGCAGTCCGGCGGATAACGCCGCGTCGGCAAGGGCATGCTTGACTTCGGATTCGCCAAGCTCTCCGGCGGCAACAAGAGTTGCTAGTTTGATCGACGCCTTGTGCAGTGTTGTGTTGCGCTCGCCTTCCGGCGCACCAGCCACGTCGTTCAACTCGCCACGGAACGCTGAATCGACGTACCGATCATGGGAGCCGTTCAGGTGCCCGTTCGCGTAGGGCTTGCGTTCAGGTGGCTTGGCCTTCAGAAGCTCAATAAACCAGCCTGGGGCTTCGGCGAGCGCCGTGTATTCCGGGTGGCAATCATCCTGCCAATCATATTGGGTGCCAGATTGGTGTAGGCTGCCGGGGGCGACTACATAGCCTCCATCGCCTCGAATATCTATGCCGCTGCCCTTGAGTTGGCCGCGCGCGTTGGTGACATCGAGACCGTCCGGGTATTTGAACCAGATATGCTCACCCTTGCCGGTCCGAGACCGCCACGTCGGCGGCAACGACCCATGATCGTGTTGGAGTTGGGCTAGGGTCGCCGCGCCCTTATCGCCGTCAACGTCAACGACAAGAACGCCAGAAACCGGGCCGCATGCGACCGCGATGTTCCAATCGGGGTGGGAATCCCACCACCGTTTTATCTGGCTCTCTGGCGCGCGCTCGAATTGATATGGCTCCCATTTCTGGATCGATGGGTTCTTGCTCTTGGGCCACAGCGGAAATACCGACAGCCCAAGCGCATTGCATTCGAGCGCGGATGTAAGCCTATCGGCCATCTGGATTTCACGCGGCGCTTTGGCTCTGTTGATATTTTCTGGCTGCGGCCGTTGCTTCGCGCTGCCATGCGTCGCGGTCAAAGCCCTGCGCGAACTCGATCAGGTTTTGCCATTTGCGCGACCCATCTTGGCCGGTGAACTCGCGTGCCGGAAAGCCAATCCACTCTTTGCCGTCCTTCTCGTGCCATGGGCATTCCTTCAGCACGAGGCCGTCATAGGCGATGGTCAGAAAGCCCTTGAGGGTGTTTTTCGTAAAGGGCCGAAACGCTTGGATTTGGATGTTCATTTCTGAAGCTCCGCTGTTAGAAAATATGCCCTCTAACGATATCGTTGAGAGCGTTGATCAGATCGATTGGCTCGTAAACGAGGGCGTATTTGTTCCCTGTAGCTTGCCAATCTTCTTGCATCTTGATTTGCGACGACGACTGTCCCCGACCCCTGATTTTGGTTTCCACCATCAGGCACGTCGAACAGATGCCGATCAGCATGTCGCCCGTGCCGACCGTGCCCAGCGCATAATGCCGCCCGTCACCAGCTTGGAAATCGCCGACTGAGTATTTCAGCATGCGGCATGGCACGTCAGGATGATCGAGCTTCCACGCCTTGTATGCCTGACGGCAGCGTTTCTTGAGACTGCCTTCTGGGGTCATGCGTTTTTTGGGCTTGCCCGGCTTCCACACCGGCCCGTATTCCGTGGCAATGTAGCGCCCGCTCTCGTCGTTCATGTTCCACCTGTCGCCAATAAGAAGCCCAGTTCCTCGGCAGCCCCGCCCCGCGCGCCGGCTTCATCGCTCCAGCACCGCCGTTGCCGCCGCGCTGATTGCGTTGAGCAGTTCGCCCAGTTGTTGGTCGGCGTATTTGCCGGGCGATGAAATCCACATGCCAACCGGATGGCCATCATCGCTGTAGGTGAAATGCAGATAGATAGGATTGAATCCGGGTGCCGATACCTTGACCGTTTCAGTTTCGGTTCTGTTCATTCTGATGCCTCACGCCAACGGAACTCCCCGAAGTGCAATTCCTCGGCAACACGGCGCGCCGTGATCGCGTCGTTGGGGTTTGAAAAACAGCCAAGGTGGATTTTCTTGCCGTTCAACTTGATCTGGGCCGTCCACTTTTTGGCGTGCTTGTTAAATGAAATGCCAATCACCTGCTTGTTGCGGACGTTCTGTGCTTGGGTGCAAATGCGCAGGTTGCATCTGCGGTTATCCATGCCATCGCCATTGATGTGGTCGATTGTCTGGCCGGGCTGGGCGGACATAATCAGCCGGTGCAAATAGCCGGCACGATAATGATGCGCGTAACGGTGCGCTGAAACAGACCACTTTATGCCGGCGAATTTCTCATAGTCCTCGGCGTCAACAATCGTAACGTGCCCGCCGCGACCAACCGGGATCGCGCGGACCTTGATCGTGTCCATGTCGTGGCGTCTCATTAGAGCCACCCCAGCGTTGGCTTGCCGGCGTATCCGCGTTCCCAGATGAACCAGGCGAAGGCCATCATGCCGCCGCCGTCCAGCTTGCGGATGGGTAATGACCCGCCCGGTACGAATGCAAGCCGCTGCGAAAAGACATGGACACGGGCAAGCGGCGAATTGGCGAACAGATCAGCGCGCTCACGGCCCTCAAGAAAGGCAATCTTGAGCAGCATCGCGATCTTGCCGCTGTAGAGATCGAGTGATTTCCGCACGAAGGGCACCGCCAGCTTGAAAGGCGGGTTCGTGATGATGTTCGGCGCACGCGGCTTCCATTCCATCAGGAAGTCGTGGCCGATCTCGCCGTATCCGCGATCAACCAAATCGCTGCTTACGACTCGATGTCCCGCTGCCTCTAAGACCTTGGAAATGGCCCCATTTCCGCAGGCCGGCTCCCAAATATCGCCCTCGAAGGACTCGGCCTTCAATAGCGCTTCGATTGCCCGCAGCGGCGTTGGATAAAAGTCGTCCTTCTGCCGTTCATAACCGTCGACGGCCGAACGATTGCCCAGCGCTTGCGTGCGGAATCCATGCTTGGCCCGATTGAGCGGGGCTGCGGCAACCATCACCCCAACCTCCGTAGCTCAGCCGTCGCCGTAATGACGAGCGCGACCGCAGCGGCTCGCTCAGGCGCTCGCGTGTCTATGCAATGAATGTTGTGGCCGCCCCACACCTCGTTGATGAACGGGTCGCGGAAGAATGCGATCAGCTTGTCCAGTACGCGCCCGCTCGGGTCATGTTCGCCCTTGAGTAGGTTGTCCATCGTGCCCGCGCTGATCTTGAGCGCGTCGGCCAAAACCTTGCGCGTCAGGTTCGTGTTCGGGAACAGCCGCCTATTCAATGCTGCTGATACACGTTCGCCCAACGTTTTCGAAATCGCGCTATAAGACATTGTTATCTGCTCTCGCGTAGGTTTCGGGGCGTGAGCAGCTACATCATTCAAGGGTTCAGAGCATTGGGCGCGCGGCGATTGCAGTCGCTCGTGGCCCGTTTGTGCATTTACCGCGGCAGAGAGAGCGGAGGCGGCCATTGTCAGACCGCCTCCGCCGAGGTAACGCGCTCCAGCCGGGAGGGCGTAGCGAGCGCGCCGTCAGATAAAGTGCGGCCACCGGCGGGGAACTTTGGACCGATGGCCGCTGTGCTGCCGGCGGACCGGGTGAGCCGGCCGGCAGCTTCGGCCTGGGGGGCCGAATTGTGACGCCGACTTGCGCTCTGTTGGGCAAGCCGGCGCCGTGGCATCCTCTGCCTCGGGAAAGAACGGAGGACGCCAATGTCGAAAACACCAATCGACCTGACCACGCTCAAGGTCACGTCGTCGCAAGTGCTGCTGCGGCCGGACAACCGCGGGGCGATCGCGCTGTATTTCGATGACGCGGAGCCGATCGCGATTGAGATGTCTCCCCGCATTGTCAGCGTCCTACAGGGCCAACTTGCCCGGCTTCAGGCGCATTTCGGGAGTCCGACCAGCTCTGCGGAGTGACGCCGTGCCAGCGGGTTTTGCGGCCGCCGAATGCACCTCTGACCATCTGCGGCCTGCTGCGCCCGTTCTCGCCATGCGCGCCGCCGCCGTTGGAGCTGCTGCCAGACGCGGCGCCAGAACCAGCCGGCGGGCAGTATCCAGGCGTTGGCAGCGCGATCAGGCCCAGCATGAGCGCGGCGCAGAAAGTCCGGCGGTTCACGGCTCATGCCTCCAGCTGCCCAGCAACCAATCGCGCTCGTTCATGCGCGAGATGGCGCGGGCAACGCCGCTGCCCTTCTCCTCGACATGCGGCTTGAGTGGCAGCGCCTCGATCGTATCGGGAAATGTCAGCTTCGGGCCACGGGGCGTCGGCATCTTGCCGCGCGGCTTGGTGTATGGAGGCCTCATCCGAACACCGCTATGCTGATCGCCCCAACGCCCGCCAGCAACATGCCGAGCGCGAACAGCAGGGCGAAGCCCAGCATGCGCGCCGGTGCCAGGCCGTCGTCCGTCCGATCCGCCGTGATGTCGCGCGCAACCGCTTGGCGGCGGCTGTCACGGAGGTCGGTGCTGAATGCGGTCATGTCCCTCTCCCCTGCGCCGATGCGGCGCGTTACTCGGCTGCGATCCGCCAAGGCGCCTTACACGGCGGCCCAAATCCAAGGCGCTGTTTCTTTGGGCGGTATTTGCTGCGCTTGCCGATGTCGATTGTTTTGCCGAACGACCACATCTCGTCGGAGTAGGTGAACCATTCCCCCTCAAGATGCAGAGCCCGGAATTGCTCGTGCGCCTGCTTTTCAAGCTCGCGATCGCCTTGGATGGCGCGCATCAGAACGAGTTGCCGATCATTGCGCGTCTGGACGTTGTTCAGGCGGCTCCAGGGGTCTTGCCCATGACCGATCTTGACGCGCTCGGTCCCCTCTTCGGCGATGAAGTAGACGGGCATCAGGTCGCCCCCTCCCGCAGCAACTCTTCGACTGGGACTCCGGTGATGCTCGATACTTCCAACGCCCGCCCAGGCGGCACACGGCGCCATTGGCTGATTGCTTGGGCGGTGATGCCCAGCTTCCGCGCCAGCTCGGCGGGGCTGCCTGCGGCTTCTATCGCGCGTTCTAGGGGGGATTTACGCATGCCCAACATGGTAAAGCATTACTTTAGACCATGTCAAGCGCCGCTTCACTAGGCAGGATCAGGGCATACTTTAGTCTGGAGGGGATGAAGAAGCTGCCAGCAAAGGTCAGTAAGATTGTCCCGCCGGACCCGATCAAGATTCGGTTAGGGCGCGCCCTCGAATCTTCAGGCGTCACACAAAGTTCGCTTGCTAAGCACTTCGAAATAACACCGCAAGCCGTATCCGAGTGGTTTAATCCTAAAAAACCAGGCAAATGTGAGCCCGATAAGTATGTTGACCTCGCCGATCTGCTGGGCGTTAATATTCGTTGGCTCCTTTCAGGGAAGGGGCCGAGGGAGGATTTGCCCATGACAGATGAGACGTTGGACCTATTACAGCGATATAAGCTGCTGACCTCCGAACAACGTGAAGCAGTCAGCTCGGTCATCGATAGTTTCCTCGCAAAACGCGCCGATCCAAGCCGTTTCAAGATCGGGTAACGACGGTCATTCCGTTCGGTCAGCGGCAATCACTGCCGAAGCGTTAAGATTCGTTACCCGTCCCTTATGGCGCCTGGCGATTTTGACTGGGCGTCTTTTTTTGTTCCGCCCATAAAGTAATGCTTGACTCAGATAAAGCGCCGCTTTACATTCCCCTCCATCACAGCGGCCCTGCCGTTGCCTAACCCCACCCGCTAAGGAGCCCGCACAGATGACCAGCCAGACGATCAACCCCGACATCACCGTCCGGATCGACACCAGCAAGTCGCGCATGGGTGTCATGGATCAAGTGGCCGAAGTGCTGCGCCGCGTCAGTGTCGCCCAGATGACGATCAATCTCTTCTACAACGAAGGCATGGAAGCGCCGAGCCGTGAGGCTCTGATGGCGGTCTGTCGGCGTTGGGTCGTAGTGGAGGTGCAGTAATGCCCGACACCCGCACAGAGCGGCTGAACACAATCGCCGACGACTACTTTGAGAGCCAAGGGCTCTACACGGTGGCGAACAGCATCCGTGGCGTTGCAGTCGAGCGTGATGGATATCGTCAGCAGTGCGTGGAGTGCTTGGTGACTATCGGCAAGCTTCGTGATGCCAACGACGCACTTGTCGCGGCGCTGAAGCGGACCGCCGACACACTGCTGCCTGATGACACTGGCTTCCACGTTCAAACGGTTGGCCGAGCGCGGGAAATTGCCATCGCTGCCCTCGCTGCGGTGCAGCCATGAGCAAGCCGCACACGCCGACGCCTTGGGAACTGAGCGACGTTGATCCGCTGCGCATACAGGACAGCGGCACTGGCGACGAGGTTGCGACAACACGCTTTGCTACTGAGAAGCACGCCGTCGAGCGTCACGCCAACGCCGCCCGCATCTGCCTTTGCGTGAACGCGCACGACGCGCTGGTCGCGGCGCTGGAGAAGATCAACACGTTGGCCGCATCGATGGGCACGCAGACACCCGCGCAACGTTGCGCGTTGATTGCCGACCTCGCACGAGCCGCCCTCGCCGCCGCCGCGCCGGAGGCCGCCCGTGGTCACGATGATTGCTGCCTGTCTGAAACGGACGACTGCAATTGGCCCGAATGCGGCTGCGATGAACCACAGCCCGTCGCTGCCGATCACCCGAAGGACACCCACTCATGACCCCCAAGCCAGCGGCCACGGCGCAGGCGGCCGACAGTGCAGGGAATGTAAGCGAGCAACAGACCGTCGATATAAAGAAAGGAAGCGCGCCAATGCTTAGTTTCCCAATCCTCAACCGCTGGTCCGGCGACGTGCAGTTTGTAGCCGACATCGACTGCGCCGAAGATACGCCGGCACGCGTCAAGATCGGGCTGGCCGTCAGATGGGCCTACAACAGCGGTGCCGTCCTGCGCGGTGCCGTCCTGCGCGGTGCCAACCTGCGCGGTGCCGACCTGCGCGATGCCGTCCTGCGCGGTGCCAACCTGCGCGGTGCCGACCTGCGCGATGCCGTCCTGAGCGGTGCCGACCTGCGCGATGCCGTCCTGAGCGGTGCCAACCTGCGCGATGCC